ATTACAATCAATTTACGATTGGTAATCCAGCTGAACTAGCGTGGGAGGTTGTGCCTTTTAGTTTTGTCGTCGATTGGGCAATCCCAATCGGAGACGCTTTGTCAGCGCTTGATGCTCTGACTAGCGTCGACGGACTAATTGGTACTGTGACAACAAAGAGGAAATACCGTCATAACTTTATACCCGCCAATGTTTTATCTGATGGGTATTTGCTCCTGAATCCGTCATCTATGACGTATGAAGGCGCTAAGCGCGACGTTATTTATTCCATTCCTCTACCGAGAGTACCAACTTGGAATCCTTCCAAATCGTGGCGTGCCATAACTCATGGCATTTCACTGTTGACTACTCTCAATAAACGTTGCAGCCAGAGAAATCCCTGGAAGTAACGTTTTGAGGTCTACTGGTAATCCTGCCAGTACACCAAGAACGGTTTTAGAATCCTTCTACTACCGTAACAACCCTCCCTGTGGAGGACCACGTGGGGTATCCCACGATAACCTTGAGGTGGTGACATTGAAAACTTACCCTGGAATTTCTTCCCGGAAGCGTTCACTAATCTGTTCCATTTATGAGGTCGCTGCTTTGGCCGCTGAGAATGGTTATAACTTTTCTCTACCGTCCCAAGTTTTGATTCTCTTTAATGAAACTACATTAGCTGGAGTTCTTTCTGATCTCCGTGATGTCTATACCGCGTCTCAATTTCTGAGACTTAACCTCAAACAATAGGAGTATAACAATGCCAAGTGCATCCACAATAGCTCTCTTTGATGGAGCTGCAACCCCCGTGTCTCATGACTTTGAGCCTTTGTCGATTACCCCCGGAAAATCAGTTCTGGTTAACCGGGAATCAACGACATCGGCCGGTCAACTCCAGTTAATTATTGGAGTTGATCCTGCTAAGTCAGGTCGTTCAACCAATCGTGTAAACGTTCGGTTCAACTACCCAGTCGAGCAGACTGTCGATGGGATTACGAGTGTTGCTTACACTGCCCGTTGTTCTCTTGATGTCGTACTTCCTGAGCAGATGACCCAGGCTCAACGCGATGACGTCGGCGCATATATCAAAAATGCGCTGGCTGACACTGTGGTGAACGCCTTGATCACTGATCTGGACCCGATGTACTAGTTTAAAACCTAGTGCCTCGTTTCCACTCAGTAGCCGATGTTTTGGCTAGTACGAAACGGTGTCCGTTCTTAATCATAATTAGGTTAAGTGTATTCACAACTCTATACTTGTATAGTATTGTGAAAGGACGCCGTTAGATTTAATTATCACATCACTAGAAGGACAATTGCTATGTCTAATCATTTTACGATAGACATGACTTCTAACTTTCGGCTAGAAGTCAGCACTGCACAAGCTTTGTGCTCGTTGATCGATTCCCCAAGGGCTTTGACTGTGTTCATCATGTGTAAATATGGTGAATGGAGTCAGTTAGTTGATCTTGAGATGGATGCAAGTCTTTACGAGGACCACAGCAATTTCGCTGATGATTACCTTGTTACTTCCATTCTCTCAAAATCTCCTAATTTACCTTTAGGGCTTGATCTTGAGCAAAAGGCTCTGGATTCCTTCAAGGAATCTGAAGACAGTTGTAGAAGGACGAACGAGTTTTTCCTCAAAAACCGGATGGATGATAATAATATCATCCGTCAGGCCAAGAAGATAATTCGTAAATCCTTAGGGCCATTGTGTCGGCGTGATCTCGACTTTGTCGAATCACGCTTTCGTTTTGGCCCCGGTGCTACAACTGGTGTGCGGGGCAGCGGTAGTGTGCTGTCAGATAAATATGATGAAGAAATTCATCTGACCTCGGATCTTATACCATTCTATCGGGCTATGCTCGGCGAAACTTGGTGGGCTGAAAGAGCTCACCCTGTTATCGTTGAAGGTAATAGATTCACAACCGTTCCGAAGAACGCTAAGACGAAGCGCGGTATCTGCATTGAACCGACGTTGAACATTTATGGTCAACTCGGTGTTGGTGCATTACTCCGTGAACGTCTAAAACGTTTGGATACCGACCTATCAAACCAACATGTCAATCAACGTATGGCCGAAAGGGCATACGCTGATAACCTAGCTACTATAGATTTATCAGCAGCTAGCGACAGTATTAGTTGGAAGATAGTGATGGATCTCTTCCCCTCTGACTGGTTTGAACTTCTAGATGTTTTCAGGAGTCCATATTCAGTTGTTGGTGATGAGACCATAGAGTTGGAGAAATTCTCCTCTATGGGTAACGGATACACGTTTGAGCTAGAGTCTTATATCTTTAAGGCTATAGCAATGGCATGTGTCCCGGTCCATCTACACGATGATGTATGTGTTTACGGTGACGATATAATCGTTCCGCAAGCATATGCATCTAGTGTTATCGGTGCTTTAGAGTTCTTAGGCTTTAAAGTGAACACTAAGAAGAGTTTCCTGGCTGGAAACTTCTTCGAATCATGCGGCACTGACTGGTTCAAAGGCCATAATGTGCGCCCTTTCTATCTTAGACAGCAAAAAGGTAGTAAAATACCTTATGTTGTTCAGATAGCCAATGCTTTAAGGTTATACTCACGTAGAACCTTAAACAACCTTGCTTGCGACAGCCGATTCCGGGATCTCTGGCTCCAATTGTATAAATTGGCGCCTCGAAACTGGAAAAAGTGTCGTGTGCCTCTCTCGTTTGGTGATTCGGGCTTCATTGTTAGTCACAATGAGGCTCGGGTTCACCACGCGCGTGATGGCATACAAGGATGGATAGTGCTTCATATGCAGTTAAAACCCATAAGACGTCGTAAGACATCTATTGGGCGACTGCTAGCAGCACTCGCATGTCCGCACCCCGAGATTGCCTCCCTTGGTTTTGAACCAAGAAGAGGCTTCCTCGGAAAAGCGGTTCCTAAGAGGGCCATTGTTTTCCAATGGTCCGAAGGTCTTGACTGGGTCTAGTAATAGACTCAGTCTTTTCCTCCCTCTTTTTGTTGAGGGTGGGTGAGGAATAGATCCCTCTGAGAAGGTGCC